TGTGTGTTCGGGCGCGGGGAGCATGCTGAGTGGTGTGGGGTATTGAAGAGCATTAGCGGCGGGACCGTTGGAGAGCACTGGCGGGTGCGCCTTGCCAAAGCCAGGCCCGGCGAGATTATTCCCATCAGTAACGAGGAGTGCGAGGAGCTGGAGCGCACCCCGCGGCTATGGTGCTCTCGTCGCCGAGTGCAGAAGTTCATCGAGGACCAACTGGAAACTGGGGTTTGCGCTTTCGCCAATGAGGTTTTCAGGCGACAGCGTCTTGAGCTTGAAACCCACAGTGCGCTCAGGGAGACGTTTGGCGTATCCTCGTCTTAGAGGGTGAGCAATGCCAGCAGTCAGCCAACGCCAGCGGCGGTTCTTCGGGATGTTGGAACATACCCCTGGGATGGCCGAAGAGAAGGGGATTGACATGAATCATCGGCAAATGCACGACTTCGCTGCAACCAAAGATGCCGGCCTTCCCGAGCGCAAAGCCGACGGCACCGTCCCCCACGAGCTTCCCGCCGGCTCCCTGATGGCCAAACGCCGGTACTACCGCGACACTGAGCCTCCGAAGGCCATGCCGCAGCGTTTTGCCGACGAAATGCGCCCTGCGACCTCGATGAAGCACTTTGAGGATGGGCGCAAGGCGAAGGGTGGTGGCGGACCGCTGGCGTGGGCTGCGTTTGGCCGGATGCCCAGCGCCAAAATGCCCTCTATGCCCCGCCAGCCAAACCCCGGGATCACTAATGACCTCGGCGGCGGCCCAATGGTGCAGGCCAATCGGCCCCGGCCCTTCTATAAAGCGTTCACAATGGCCCGATGAGCGGTGACGTAGCCTTAGCCACCCCCGAAACCCCGCCATCTGCCGCCCCACCTGCTCCGGCGTGGCTAAAACGGCTAATCCCGACCTTCACGGACGATTTCCAGGTGAAAATCCTTGACGCCAAGGGGCACATTCATTGGCAATCGAACGCTGGACCGCAGACTTGGGCGCTTTTCTCGCCTTACGATGAACAAGCGTGGGGTGGTCGCCGTGGAGGCGGGAAAACGGCGGCCCTGATCGCCTGGATGACTATGGGCGACTGGTCACTGCCCGACGATGACCCCGCGCGCCTCTCGTTTCTCAACGACTCCTCCTACCGCGGGCTGCTTCTGCGCGAATCGTACCAGGATATGGCGGAATTCGTCGAAGAGGCAAAGGCGTTTTACAAGGTTTTCGGCGGCAAGGCGACCGACGATCCTACGCATATCGACTTCAAGTCCGGGGCGCGGATTTACTTCAATCATTTGCAGTCAGAGGACGCTTTCAACAAGTACAAGGGCTGGAATATCACCCGGATTGGCATCGAGGAACTGACGCAGATCAAAACACAGCGCCAATACTTGCGGCTTCAGGGTTCGTTGCGATCGACTGAGCGGGTGCGTGGCGGGAAGACGTTTCCGCCTCTGCGCACCCTGATCGTTGGCACTACGAATCCTGACGGACCCGGGGCCCCCTGGGTAAAAGCGCGTTTCGTCTCGGTGCTTGACAACTATGGCAAGCGGATTCCTCCCAATACGCCCATTCTTGACCCGATTAGTGGCCTGAAGTCGATTTTCATCCCGTTCCCGATCGACGCCAACCCGTATTACGCCGAAAACACGACTGCCGGACGGAGTTATCGGGCGCGGCTCATGGCTCAAGACGAAGTGACCCGCCGTCAGTGGGTAGAGGGCGACTGGGATGTGGGTAGCGGCCAGTTTTTTGATTCGTACCGGCCAGATGGTCCGATTGGCGAAGAAGAAAAGCGGTTATATCCTTGGGCGCGGCATTTGGTGGCTCCCGTGCCCTTGCGCCCGTGGTGGTATCGCTGGGGAGATGGAGATTGGGGTTGGAGGCATCCCTCTTGTTATCATAAACTTGTAAGGAATGAGGCAGATGGACGAATCCATATTTATGACGAGTTACAGGTGCGGAATGTGGGTTCTTTTGAGCAAGGTGCGATGCTGGCTCGTTGGTGGCAGCATGATCTAATTGCGCTCAAAGAAGCAGGGCGTGATCCGTGTGTTGTGATTTACATGAGCGGCGTACATGGAGACGTGTTTAGCAAGGACGATGCTTCCAAGTCAAAGGCTGAGCAGATTTTGGCTGGGATTCGCGAGGTGTTGGGGCCGTTTGGGGCGCTTTTGCTTAAGTATGACGAAAACGAACGCGAGGTCATGCTGCGAGACAAGCAGCGGGCGCAGGCGATGTTCGAGAAGCGGCGGCAGGAGTTGGCGGGGCATATTTGCATTGCCTTGAAGCCGATCTATTTCGACCGGGTCAGCGCGTGGGACTATTTGCGAGACTGTCTGCGGTTTCGGCCGGCACGGCTGGCGTTTGCGAACCAGGACGAGAGAGAACGGTATCTACGGGAGGTGCTTGCCACCGAAGGGCGGGAGTCGTACGAGCGGATCCGGACTGAGTTGGAGAGGGTGAAGCCTGAGATTCTGCCTCGATTACAGATTTGGGATTGTTGCCGTGAACTAGATCGCTGCTTCCGGGTGGCGCAGTGCGATATGAGCAACGAGGGAGATCCGAGTAAAACCTCTCGCTCTGAAGACGTGCTCAAGTTCAACGCAAATTCGGAAACGGGCGAAGGTGGCGACGATGCACTCGACGCGGCCCGCTTGGGGGTCTTAGCGTACAAAGAGATCCAGACTCAGATACCTTTGTCCTACTTTGTCTCTGACCGAATAGAGGAAGCTAAAGAGGCTTGCCTACGCGATACCGGAGAAGCCCTCGATGACCCGACGCGGCTGGCGATGATCTCGCGGCAGGCGACGGCAAATTACGGCAAGCTCCATGCTCCAGCCAAGGCGCAGCTCTATCTGCCGCGGGCTTCGTCGCAGAGGCATCGGCGCAACCCGTGAGCCAACCGCCATCGTAACCCGTAGTAGACTGGGGACGAGGTGCCCATGCCCCCTGCCCTGCCCTTCGCGAAGAAATCCAAACTCCCCACCCCCGATCTTGGCGCTCCCAGCGACCTGGGCGCTCCTCCGCCGGGAGGGCCTGGCGGTCCTCCTTCTCCTCCCGATAACCAGGTTCCTCCCGGCGCCTCCGACGGCAGCGAAGGGATTACGCTCCAGGATATGGGTTTTCGCGATGGAAGCGAGACGTGCTCCCGTTGCCAGTACTACGATCCCCAAGGCAACGCCTGCCAGAAGGCGACTGCGGGCGATACGAGCATTGGCGACAACCCCGATGGCGCGGGGTGTCATGCGTTCAAGAGCGGAGAGGATGGCCAGCCAACGGGAGACGCGCAAATGCCCGGAAGCCAGCCGGGCAGTGCTGGTGGTACTCCTCCCATGTGCGAAGGCGGCTACGGAGGTCGCCGGTGAGGGGATGGCTGGCGCGGCTGGTTGACCGAGCGCTGTGGGCACCTGGAGAGCCGCAATCCCAGGAACCGCAGTTCTGGGGACGCCGGTACTCTAAAGCGCATTGGTTCTTCTTGGGCGTGAAAAGCTCAATCAAGCGGAGAATCATGGTGGCGCGGTACGGAGAGCGGGAGTGGGATGAGATGTGCGCAATGCGGCGCTTGGAATTACAGAACTGGATGGCCGAGCATGTTCGCCCGTGGGATCAGGCCGTGTTTGCTGAGATAAACGCTAAGATAAACGCTGAGATAAACAAGGAACTCGGGGTGAAAGGTGATTAAGGATTGGCTGGCACGGACACTGTGCCACGATCTGCTCGCCGAGGTGGAGACCCTGCGCGCCGCCAACCGTCAGCTTCTTACCGACAACGCTCGGCTGGAGGATCGGGTGGAGGCGGCCAGTGAAGACCGGAATCGCCTATGGGCTGCCATGCAGGGAGCGCTCGATGGGGAGCGGACAGCGCTTCATACTCAGATCAACCATCTCGTCCAGCGCTCGGGCGGCGGGATTCCATACCCCGAGGCGCATACGCTTCCAGCGGCCACCGTGCCCCGCGAACAGAGCACCGCGCCAATCTCGCGGGCGATGATGCCGGGCGAGGCGGTCGCGCGGCAGACAGCGAAGTTCGTTGAGGAGTACGTGGCTAACCGGCCTAGGGGGTAGAACATGCAGATCGTCGGTCCAGCCCCCGAGGCCCTCTCGAACGAGCAGATTATCAAACGGTACGACTCGGCCATTACCGAAGTAATCAAGGCCGGAACCGATCCGCAATTCGACTACGAGCGCACGATTCTGCTCAACAGTGCCCGGTTGGCGTGGATGTTCGTCAAGGGCCAGCACTTCAACGTGCCAGGCCAGGTGACGACCCCGTTTGGCGAGATCATTGACTACCAGCCCTTCGACATCACCAACGGCTCCGATGAGACTGGGCCGGATGTGCGCCTGTGCCCCCCAATTAACGTTCTGGGCGGTGATCTGTTCAAGTTCATGTCCATCATGGGAGCCACCGCTCCCCGCGTGCGCGCCGTTGCCGACGATCAGATGGACCCGGACTCGCTGGACACGGCGCACAATGCCGATGTGCAGATTCGGGACATCTGGGCCAAGAACAAGATCGATAAGAAGTGGAAGGCGCTGGCATTTCATCAGTACACGACGGGGCCGTGCTATCTGCGCGGGGTGTGGAATACGGACGCTCGCAAGTACGGGCAGACCACTGAGCCGCAGATCGAGGTGAGCGCGGGTCCCGACGGCTCCCCTGTGCCGCAAGTGGTGGGTCAGCAGACGTACTCCAACGGCGACGCCGAACTGCGCACGTACTCGGTGCTCGAAGTGGCGCATGACTACGACGCCAAGGAGCTGGAGGAGTGCGGATTCTTCAAACTCGAACTGATGCGGTCGAAGTGGGACATTATCGCCGAGTATCCAGGCAAGGGTGAAGACGAAAACGGTAATCCGTTGCCGGGTCCGTTCGACCAGTATCGGCTGAACGATATACCGGATGATGAAAGGACGGCTAGCTCGATAACTGCCGCTGAGGCCGTGGACGCCGTCGCCGTTCCCTCGGGCAACGGCCGTACCCAGCGTCCTGGCTATTGGCGTTGGACCGAGCGCTGGCTGAGTCCGCGGCTGTTTGAGGCGATTACCGATCCCGAGGCGCGTAAGGTGTTCAAGGAGCACTTTTCGCGTGGGCTGTATGTCGCCAAAGCGGGATCGAAAACGGCAGAGATCGACGAGCGATTTGTCACCGACGAATGGGCCGTGTGCCGCGTAGGCCACGGAGAGAAGATCCTGGAGCGCCCGATCGCCGCCGATGGATTGCCTATCCAGCGGGCGCTGAACGATCTGTTTGGGATGGCGATTGAGACCGTGTTGCGAGCCATCACCAAGACCATCGTCGATTCTCAGCTTATCGACCGCGAGTCCTGGAACCAAAACGAGGCGGTGCCGGCCGAGATCCTGCTGACCGCGATGCCGGTAGACGGCGATCTGACGAAGCGGATTTTCCAGATACCGCCCACGAGGCTCTCCGATCAGACGGTGCCGCTGTGGCAGATGGCGCGTACCATCATGCAGGACATCACGGGGATCCGGCCGGAGTTGACGGGAGGCGGTCAGCCAACTCAGACTTATCGCGAGGCCAAGCAGCGCAAAGACCAGGCGATGTTGCAACTGGCCCCGCAGGCCGATGAGATGCGCTTCGCCGCTGCCGCCATCGCCGAGATCTTGGTGAAGCTGCGGGCGAAGTTTGGTAGCGGCACCGTGAAAGCGCAGCGGCAAGGCGCGTATGGAATCGAGACCGACGTCGCCGACATCGCAGCGCTCAAAGAAACCGGGTGGCATGCGGAGTCGGATGACAACTTCCCGATGACGCTTTCCGACCGGCGGGATGCGCTGTTCTCCATGCTCAAAGAGTTCCCGCCCGAGGTGCAAGCGGCACTCTCGCTCCTCGACCCCATCAACATCGGCGAGGTGATGGAACTGGTCCAAGTGCCCGGCTTCGAGTCCGCCGTGGCCGACCAGAAGAACAAGACCCTGAACGACATTAAGCGGCTATTGCAGGAGCAGCCCATGCCCGGCGTGCCTGGACCGGGAGGCTTGCCCGGCCCACCTCAGCCCTCTATCCCGCCCGATTCATTCAACAACCATGCGCTTGTGTCGAACTTCCTTTCCAAGTGGCTCATCTCGCAGACCGGGCAGGAGGCGGCGTTGTCCAACCCCGCCGGGTTTGCGAACGTCAAGGCGTACTACACCGCCGAGATGGCGCTGGCCAATCCTCCGCTCCCACCGCCGCCGCCGCCGGTGAAGGCGAGTCTGAGCGTTGCCGCCAAGCTGGAGGATATGCCTCAGCTTACTAACGAGATACTGGTAGGGGCGGGGTTGGCGCCAGCGGGACCGCCTCCCGCCGCCCCGCTGCCTGCGCCCGCGCCACCAGGGCTGGCCGCGCCTCATCCCGTGGGACCGGGACCAATGCCTCCGCCGATGCCCGTACCCGGTCCGCCGCCGGGGCCGCCTCCCGGTCCGCCGCCAACACCGCCGCAGTCGCCCTTGAACACGCCCGCCATCCAGGGGCCACAAGGTATCCCGATGATGATCTAAGAGTGTAAAGGTGTACAGTAAAGAGAGATTCTATGGCTACAACCCCTTCAGTGATCGAGTCCGGCGCTGAGTTGGCCGCCTCGGTCCCGAGCGACTTCTTTAACGACATCGGCGGCGAGGTCTCGGTAGGTGCCGAGGAAGCGCCGGAATCCGAATCCGGGGATGAGACGACGGGTGACGCCGCCATTGAGACGCTGGAGACGCCCGCCGCGGTAGAGGATGCCCCTCTGGAGCCGGTGGGGGCCGAGGAGCCGGTGGTAGAGGCGGTTGAAGAACCCACTCCCGCTGCCGCGCCCGAGAAGCCTGTCGCCGAGGTCAAGCCCGGCGAGGAACTCCCCGAGGGCGTCGTCAAGGGCAAGGACCGTAACGGCAAAGAGGGGCTGTTCGTCGAACCCAAGCGTTGGGACACGGTGTACGGCAACCATAAACTTGTGCAGCAAACGAGCGAGTTGCTGGGCGAACCCGTCACCATGGAGGCGCTGCAACTGCGCAACGACGCTTACATGGCCCAGGAGCGGCTATACGCCGACTTGACTAGCGGCGATGTGCAGGCCCAGGGGAACGTGATCGGTTACATGCTCGACGAGATGGCCCGGGCGCGCGAGGCTGGCGAGATTAGGACCGATGCCGCTGTCCCGTTCGCGTCCACGTTTTACTCCACGATCAAGGAAAAGTCCCCAGACGCTTACTCCACCCTGAGATTCTCAGCCGCCAAAGACTTGATCTACGAGATGTTTCGGGAGGCGAGTGCCAATGGAGACGAACCGCTGTTTCTCTCCGCCCAGCACTTCGCCCGCGCTCTCGCCGGCTTCGACAAATCCGCCACCGATGTAGCAGCGATGCGCGAAGTCGCCAGCCGGGCGGGTCTGCCTTTCTATACCAAGGCCGAGATGGAGGGCCTGGGGCGCGGGGCCGATCCCCTCACCGCCCTCCGAGCCGAAAATGCAAGACTTTTAGAACAGGTAAACGGTCGCCAAACCACCAACCAAGCTGCACAGTTTGACCAGTGGCACACCGCGACCCGCGCCCAAGTGAGTACCGCCGTTCTCGATGAAGCCGTGAAGCCTGCTCTCTCCACGGTCGAGGAGGCATGGAAGCCGTTCCCCGCCGATTATCAGCGTCTTGTAGTGGACCCTCTGCACAGAGAGGTTACCAAGACGCTGCGTGACGATAAGGGGTTCAGCGACAAGATTCAACTGCTGGATGCGCAAGCCCGGCGCGCCGCCTCTGCACAGAGACGTGAGCAAGTCGGCGCCCAGATCCGGCAGGCATATACCAATCGCGCGAAGCTGGCCGCGGACGCCGTCAAGGGTCCGATTCTCAGTTTTGCCGCGAAGTTCCTGAAAGAGCAGTCCCAGGGCAACAATGCGCGACGTGAAGCCGCGCAGGGACGCACCGCGCCGAAGGGTACTGCCAGCGCGCCACCCCGGTCGTTGATCCCAGGCGATCTGCCCCAGTTCTCGGGCGGCACCTTCGATCCAGCGATCGCGGCCAAGCAAGCGGCATTACTCATCGGTTAGCCGGTTGCACATAACAAAGGACTGTTATGGCCTCGAATACTCTGTGGCAACAGTCCGAGAAGGTGCGCACCAAGCTGTTCCCGAGCTGGTTTGCTCAGGACTTCAAGGTGCTCTCGGACTTCATCAATAAGGGCGAAGTCGAAATCGTTGGTGAACGCGACTATCGCATTCCGTACAAAAAGACCTTCGGCGGGCGCATGGGGCATTACGATCCCCAGCTCGGCGATATGGGGCGTGGCTCGTCTCCGACCGGCGACGTGATGTTGCAGAGCTTTTACTCTCTGCGGCTGAACTTCGAATTTGATCAGATGCAGATCAAGGCGACTACGAACAAGGGCGTCGCCATCCAGAACCCGTTCCTGCAATGTATCGCGGACGGTGTGAAGGAGTTTGAGCTGCTGTTCGACAAAGTGATCCACGGAAACGGGACCGCCACCCTCGCCGTGGCCAGTGCCCATTCCAGCTCGACCGGTGTAAGCGTTTACACTCTGACCAATGCTTTCGGGACCCAGTTACTGCGGCGTGGCCAGTATTACTCGGTGTACGACGCCACCCTGACTACGCTTAAGTCCTCGGGCGTGCTCTGGGCCACCCAGCTCAACACCTCCGCACGCACCCTGACCCTCTCGGGCATCGTGCCCAGCGCGGCCAATACCGACGTGATCTGCTTTGAGGGCGTCAGCGGCTCCAATCCGGCTGGCCCGCGCGGCCTGAAGTACTGGATCTCAAACGCCACCACCGGCATCACCGCCGGCGTGGACCGCTCCGTCGAGAACCAGATCATTGCTAAGTACGCCGATGGCACCAACGGTCTCACCACCGAGGCCGTGATGGCGCTGTACGACCGGATCTTGATGGACCGCGGCGAAGTGCCCAATCTGATGGGCCTCGCTGCTCCTGCCCAGCGCGCCTACGCCTACTCCCAAATGATGGCGATCCAGATGTCGCTGATCGAAGGAGACAAGGCCAACGTGTACGACCGCCTGCCCAAGCTGAAGGGCAAGAAGTTCTTCATGTGGGGCGACGTGCCGCATTACGTGGACATCCACCAGGATGCGACCGTGGTCCCGTATATCGTGCCCTCGGACTTTGGGCGCGCCCGGTTGGCGCCGCCTGACTTCTATTCCACCCCTGGTCAGACTGGCCAGAACGCCCGGTTCATTCAGCTCTACGGAGCGAGTGGCGGCCCGGCGGCAGGGGTTTGGTTTGGCTTGACGAGAGACGATGACCTCTATTGCATCAATCCGGGTCAGCAGGGGCTCATTGGTTCTCTACCACTTAGCAGCTTCTACTCCTAGAGAGTGGTGGGCTGGTTCGTAATCGAGGGGGGCGAATGTCACACATCGAGCTTCTTAACCGGCGTCTCGGCGAACGGCTAGGGCGTGTTTGTGGCGGCACTCGCCCCCGGTTTCAATGGTGCTGGGGACCGGATATGCCCTACTGGCGCAACCGGCTAGGCAACGTCTGGGTACTCTGCGGATGGCAGAAGCCGGCGCTCAGCGAGGCCGAATGGGCGCGCGAGTTCGAGGGGCGGTGCCCATACCCGAGCGGCGGCATGTGGCATCCGTATGCCGAGACCCAACTGCCCGTCGGCGTAGAGCCCAGCGAGTCCTTGACGGCATGGCTGATGCACGTGCTCGATGAGCAGATGTCTCGCACCTTCGCCGATCACCTCTCGGCCGTGAACGAGGAAATGGCCGCGGATAAGGCGGCCGATGACGAGCGCTGGGTTGAGCAAGTGCAAGATTCCGCGCCCGCGTTTAACAACTGGGAATATGGCACTCGGGCAGGCGCCGTGAGCCTCCCGTCGTAACAACCGTCCGAACCATAGGAATTGAGGTTCCTCAATGATTGCACATGTGGCTAGTTTGCATTTCTCCACCGTCACCGCTGCCCGTGAGCTGTATGGCGGATATTACGAAATCGCCGCTGTCGCTAAGGGTGCGACAGACCCGAGTATCCTAGAGATCACCGATAAGGTGCAGCACTGGGAAGGGCCGTACCAGCTTGGATCGGGCGGAAAGCGCGCCAGGATGCGCAGCCTGATCTTCGGCGAAGACATTGCCCGGGATATTGTGGCGCAGTGGACTCAGAACGGGCTCGGGATGAGTCCAGACTG